GCAACAGTGATGTTTAAAACAACAGTGTTGAATGTTTTCATCACTCTACATGTACAGTTCCGATCATGCCTGCTCCTTTGTGAGGACCACACCAATAAGTATAGTCGCCTGCCTCAGGGAATGCAACGTCGAACTCTTCACCAGGCATCATAGCGAGTGCCTCGTGACTTAGTTCTGGATGATCTTCCACAACAACGTTGTGGGGTGGTAGCATGTTGTTGATGAAGTGAACTGATTCTCCTGCGCTGATTGTAACTTCTGCTGGTTCAAATACTAGATTACCGCCTGAACCCATCTGGACATCTACTGCCCATGCTGGCATAGCAAAAAATAGTGCAGCAAATAAGGAAAGAATAAACTTCATAAAACCTTACTGTAACTGCACTATTTAGATGTATATGATCGGTATATTAACCTAATCGGTCCTGAATCTCTGACATTGCATCCTTCTTTCCTTTGATCATTCCATCGATATAACCACTTCTATATTCCCATGTTTGACCACCAACCTGACCCTTCTTTGGGTTGATACATTGATGGTTTCCTAGGTTGTTGCAAACCAAACCTGCAAGGTCTAGTTCTGAATCTTTGTTAGTGTTGCCTGTACCTCGCCAGACATGTTGTCCATTGATCCACGTTGCTCCACACTTCTCACACTCTACGCGAGAGAGTGACAGATCAGACGCTTCTTTTTCGTTACTCATTGTTTCTAAATCCCCAGTGATGTTTCCATGGTGGTGTGAGTGGGAGACCCAGTTCCTTTTCCATTCTGAGTCTCATAGGATAGACCCTAGCACAAATGATGAAGTGTCGCAACTTTAAGTCCAGAAAATAAAACAGTCGCATTGTGGCGTCTATACCAGCATATGCGACCATTAAACAGACTATTGCAACGGCAAAATAAAAACCTAGCAGTTCCATGCGCGTAAAGATTTCGAGAGACGATCATCCCCAGTATTGTTGGATGGTTTCTGTCTCTTCCTCATACCTTTCATACGAGCGCAGAAAGAACGACGACGAGGATTACCAACCTTTTTACTAGGTGCTTTCAGATCAGACCCTGGGTTCTCTTTTTCGTAGGACTTACGTCCTTTCTCATTGAGACCACCCTCTTTGTTCTGACCTTCTTTCTTAGTCCAAGCAGCACCTTCCGTACGCATTGTCATGTCAGTAGGTTTCTTCTTCGATACTGCTTTCATTTGCAGTTGAAGTTTCTGCCTATTGATCATCAGTTGTTTACGCTGAATCTGTTGTTGACGATTCTCCATGGATTTGTCGGCACCTTCTTTCATTGCCTTCTCTTCGCATGTCTTATCGACACAAGATTGACACTTGTTGCAATACTTCTTGCCCTCAGGGCAATTAGTTGCTTCGGAAATGTACTCCTTGAAAGTAATCATCTTGGTTTCTTAGGACAGTTTTCTTCGTGCTTTTCGATCCATGTCTTTGGACGCCAGTGACCCTGAGGTGAAGTCACCCCACAGTATTGGCACTTCCAAATGTTGTTAGCTTGTTTTTCAGCCATAATGGTAAGATCCTTTATTAGTTTTCTTCGGTAGTTTACCACCTCTTACCTTGGTTCCATATTTTTCACCGTAACCTTCTTTTTGCTTCCCTTCCTTATTTTTACCGATGTCTTCATACTTTGCCTTACTCCCCTTTTCAGTATCTTTCCGTTTGGCTTCTTTGTCTTTTTCCTTGGTAATCACAGACTCTTGTCCATGCTTGCGACCCAGACGACGCATCACTTTGCCGAAACGGCGCTTAGACATCTTATCAGGTTTTGAGGTCTGATAGGAAACTTCACGTCCAGTTTCACCACTGTCATACTTGTACTCGCCCACACCTTTCTTGTGACCGATACCGTGCTTCTTCAAATCTTTTTCAAGACCCTTACGACCTTCACGATTTTTCTTCTCGTCAGATCCACGGTCAGCACTGATGTGTCCAGTAACCTGAGTCTTAGACTTCTGCATCATGCGACCAGTACGGTTGCCTTCGTCGAGGAACTGCTTGAAGGACTTACCCTCAACTTCCTCTTTCTTCAAACCAACCTTACGCATCACCTTACCAACGATGCCTTCTTTCTTCTTCGCCTTAGCAGCATCGATACGCTTCTGCAACTCAGGAGAATATCTAGGTTTCTTCGATGCCTTCTGACGCTTGGAGTAATCCATGTAGGATTCACCCTTACGCAGTTTCTTAGGATCTTCCTTCTTAGGGGTTGAAGATGAGGATCCACGATCTTCACGAGCACGTTGGTTAGCACCAGGACCACCGAGTTTCTTATCCTTATCGGGATCGGGATGCCAAAAGTCTCCACGTTCCAGTATAACAGACTCTTGCTTCAACCGTGCTGCACGCTTTGCCTTTGCCTTAGCAAGGATTCTTTCGCGTGCTGCTTTACGCTCATCAGCGGGGATGGCAGTAACTGCACCAAGTTTTTGATCAACATCACCAGGGGCATAACCTTCTTTCTTGGTATCGATGATGGCACCTTTACCATGCTTAGCACGAATCTGTGCCTTGACATGATCAAGTGCGCCCATACCGTCATACTTTTTCTTCTGGGGCATAGGTTTGGGTTGTGAACCACCAGATCTAGCAACGGACTTACTACGAGGACGCCAAGTACCACGTTCCAACTGACGATCCTTCATGCGATCGTAGTCTTCCTCCTTGATGAACTCTTCTTTTTTCATTGGTAACCCCTTATGTTTTGTTGATGCGAATTTCTTCACGTCGGAACGCTTGGCGGAGGCAGCAACTTTGGCAACCTCAGGCGAGGGATTCTCCATCTCTCCCTTCTGAGCCGCTCTAACCATCCCGAAGAATCTTTGTTGTTTTTTGGAGACGGCGGGCATTTACTGTCTCGCGACTTTTGTGCATTTAAGACCTGTTCCATCGATAGTCTCCAAAGGATCCTTCTCTATGTATACAGTTTCACCAGATCTGATCGATGCATTTCTGGCACCAAGTGCTACGTATTTGTCAGATCCACCACGCTCAGTAACCACAGGTGCATCATCAAGAACGAGCACGATGGTGGCATTGGTATCGTTGACAACACGTACAGCAGTTGCCTTACTCAGATTGGTTGCGGCACTAAGGGTAACCTCAGTTGCCATTACTCGTACTCTATCCATTGTAATTAGTTACAGTAGTGCTTTTACTATTTATCTTGTTGTTGTTTTAGGAACTTAGCAAGATCTGCTGTACTCCCAACAAACATTGTATTGTTAGTTGTATTAACTTCCTTTCCTTTCTTAGGTGCTTCAATATCAGCAACCTTCTTTTGAAGATCAACTAATTTGTCAGCAACATCTCCCACATGCTTGATCAACTGACCAGCAACCTCAAAGGCACGAGGTTGATCAGACTCCTGTGCAAGTTCCAGGATTCCATCAACTGCTTCTTGTCCTTTCTCAATCAATGAATACAAATTCCCACGAGTATATTCATAATCCTTCTTCAACTGTTCTTTGGTTGATGTGGATATTTCTTCGATTTTCTTTTCAGGTGGGAGTGGTTTGCTAGCAGGAGCAATCGATGTTTCTACATCAAGTGCATCCTCTATGCCATCAAACTTACTCGTCTTGTCCTGTTGTGGGGTTCCGTGAGAGTCCATCTGTCCATTCCGATTTAATTTCATTGAATCCAAAGTCATCATCAGCATCTACCAGAGCATGGTCAACTTGATCAATCTTAAAGATGTTTGATCCGTTAACGTGTGCTGCTTCGGTAGTAGCGTTCCAAGCACGAGTGACATAAAGTTTAGTACCACTCTTCTTGGTAATACGCATAACCTCATTGTCGATTTGAATGTTAGTCTTAGCAGTAAAGCCAGACGCATCTGCTACGTGAATGATGCCATCATTATCATCACATGCTTGTGACAGTTGTGATGTTGCTGCACCATCTCTCTGAATGAGAGATGCTGGTGTAGCCTGATAACGTACTTCTCTCGGTGCAGTGGGCACTGCATCGGTAGCATAATCGACGATTGCTTTTGTGATGAGTTCTCCACTCTTGTCTTCCAGAGGACCGTAGATGTAGGTCTTCGCAACAAATTGCAGAGTGTAGATCAAAGTACGACGTGTGTCGTAGTCACCTTCATATTGATCATCGTAATCAATACTTTGAAGAGTGACAGGATAGTCTCTTTTCTCACCCAGTTCAGGGACCAAGTTCATGGTCATGTTGAAACTAGGTTGGAAGAAAGGTAGAATCTGTTCCAGGATTTGTAGAGAATCATCCTGATTCTTAGCAAGAATTGCTAGTTCAAAATTGATGTTATATGGAACAGGCATGAATGCCTTGTTCTCTTTTGTACCAGACGTATGTCTGATATACTGTGTGGGAGATACTTTCCTACTAGGATCGTAACTGATACCTTGAATCTCAAATGCAATTCTAGGTAGAGTAATCTGTACTTGATCTCTCGTGGAGAGGTCTCCTACTTGACGCAAACGTGCTAAGAACTTTGCCTTAGGACCATAAGCAAGAGGTACTTTCATGACCTCTGTCTTAGAACCAGAGGTTCTGCGAATCTCAATGTTATTGAAGAGTGTGCCGAAACCGACAACCGTCTTCTTGATGATTGAGTTATAGTTGTATGTACCTAACATTAGAGCGTTCCTCCACTGTTGCCATATTCACCGAACGGATTGATTTCAGTAAAGTCAATGATATCGTCCGCCTGGGTCTCAATGGTCCAGTTATTATCAAATTCGTCGTTCACATTATTTAGGGTGTTGTAATTATATGTAGTCCACACAGCAGTGCTATCGTTTCCTG